GTAGATAACACGCTCTACGGAATAATTGGTTTGACAGGAACTTTTTCTTATGTACCTTTCTCAGGAGTAACTTACTCTGGAGAATGCATAATGACTAGTTATAATGTAAATGCAGATATTGGAGATGCAGTAAGTTTTAGTGCAGAGTTCCAAGTGACAGGAAACGTAAGCAGAGCATAAGAGGGGTGAAAACCTCTCTTTACTTTTTTGTAAAGGAGGGAATATATGGCAACGGTACGTAGTTTACAGGTCAATGTTAGAGCAGATGTTAGTGAGTTTCAGAAAGCGATGCAAAGTGCTCAAAAAACGATGTCTAAGATGGGAGAAAAAATCGGAAATATTGGTAAAACATTTTCAGTAGCTGTAACAGCACCTCTCGCGTTACTTGCAAAGACATCTATAGACGCAGCTAATGATCAACTTGAAGTTGAAAAGAAATTGGAAACTGTATTGAAGCAAAGAACAAATGCTACAACAGAACAAATACAAGCTATAAAAGATTTGACCGCAGCTCAACAAAAAGCAGGCGTTATAGGAGATGAAGTACAGCTGGCAGGTGCACAACAAATCGCTACTTTTGTAAATACAACAGAAAGTGTAGAAACATTGATACCAGCGATGAATAATTTAATAGCACAACAAAAAGGTGTTAATGCTACACAAACAGACGCGATAAACATAGCGAACATGGTCGGAAAAGCTTTTACAGGTCAGGTAGGCGCATTGTCAAGAGTCGGAATTACATTTGATGAAACTCAAGCCAAGATAATAAAATTTGGAACAGAAGAAGAAAAAGCAACTACTCTTTCTCAAATATTAACCCAAAACGTTGGTGAAATGAACGCAGCACTATTAGAAACAGACGAAGGTCAAATTACTCAAGTGACAAACGCATTAGGCGACATGATGGAAGAAATCGGAAAAGAATTATTACCAATGTTTAAAACTTTAGTTGGCTGGTTAGACGTAATAGTAAGCTGGTTTTCAGGACTTAGTGATAAATCAAAAAACTTGACAATTTGGATTGGATTAATAGCAGCGGCAATCGGTCCTCTTTTAGTTGGTATAGGATTTGCAATAAAAGTGGTGTCAGTTTTGGCAGGAATTATAGCAGCGATTGGAGCACCAATCACGGTTGCTATACTTGCAATTAGTGCTTTAGCAGCTTGGATAGTCTATTTATATACTACAAACGAAGACGTTGCGAAATTTATAAACGAAAGTTGGGGTAAGATAAAAACATTTTTAAAAAATACTTGGGATTTTCTATCGGATAAAGCGATGGCGGTATTCAATTATTTAAAAGAATTTTGGGAAACTCACGGAGAAGACATAACTACTAATATGACAGAAATATGGGATAATATTGTTATAATTTTGAGGTGGTTCTTTAATTTAATAAAAACAGCGGCTGAAACTATATTCAATAAGTTGAAAACTTTCTGGGAAAATCACGGAGATGATATAACAAAATTTACAACATCGGTATGGGATAATATCGTAGGAATTGTACAAGGAGCTTTCAAAATATTCAAAGGAATAATAGCACTTTTCGCTGGATTACTTTCTGGAGATTGGGAAAAAATGTGGGATGGTGCTAAAGATGTATTAACAGGAGTTTGGGACGTAATAGGAGGAGTAGTTAAGGCAGGTGTAAATAGTATAATAACAGCTCTCAATATGTTTATAGGCGGAATGAATAGAATTAAATTTAGTGTACCGAAGTGGGTACCTGAGCTCGGCGGAAAATCCTTCGGAATTAATATACCAAAAATCCCGATGTTAGCAAAAGGCGGAATAGTGAATGATGCAACATTGGCAATGATTGGAGAAGCAGGTCCAGAAGCAGTTATTCCTCTCGACAAACTAGACAACATGAGCGGAGGAATAAATATAACAATAACAGGTAATACATTTAGTAATAGACGGGACATTGATACCATTGGAGACCAACTCATAAAAAGATTGAGAATGGAGGGCTTATAATTGGCTATAACTATTAATATAAATAGCGTAGATAAGACCTCCGTCATTGAAATAGAATCTTTATCTATTTCAGATGAATTAAATTCTAGAAATTCGTGTTCTTTTAATGTTATCAGTGCGACAGGTAGTTATGTACCAACGGTAGGATTAGATGTTGAAGTTTTGAACGGTGCTACAACAGTTTTTGCGGGTACTATAGATTACATAACTGAGACTGCAATATTAAAAAGCAATACGATAAGATATAATGTAGATTGTGTAGATTATAATCAACTTGCGGATAGATTTTTAGTTGCAGAATCATATGATAATCAAACTCTAAAACAAATAGTAGAAGATATAGTAGATAATTATCTGACAACGGATGGAGTCACTTATACTACAAATATCGAGACTGGACCTACGCTGGTAAAATCTGTATTTAACTACATGCCTGCCTCGCAAGCATTCGACGAATTAAGTGACATCTCAGGACTTGATTGGTATATAGACTATGACAAAGAACTTCATTTCTTTACTAAAGGTGCAAAGACAAATAGTACAGATTTAGACGAAGATAATATAATAATGATGACAGTAAAAAATAATAGAGAGCAATACAGAAACAGACAATACATTAGGGCAGGTTTCGATTTGACAGACAGTAGAACGGACAGTTTTAAAGGAGATGGTGAGCTTAGAGCATTTCTAACAAATTATCCTGTCGGCAAAGTTCCAACTGTGGAAGTTGATAGCGTCTCAAAGACGGTAGGAATCAGAGGTCTAGATACAGGAAAAGATTGGTATTGGTCAAAAGGATCGAACGAAATAACTCAAGACGACGCCGGTACAGTGCTGACATCGGGAAACACGCTTGAAGTAACGTACCAAGGTCTATTTCCAATTATTGCTACTTCAGATAGAATTGACGCAATAACAGATAGACAAACAGTCGAGGGCGGGTCTGGAATTTATGAAGGAATTGAAGATGATCAATCTATAGAAGATCAAGACACGGCTATAGACAAAGCGAATGGATATTTAAGAAGATTTGGAAATATCAATGAAGTTATAAATATTATTACACGAACAGATGGGTATTTTGCAGGACAGCTAGTGCAAATTACAGAAGCAACTCACGACATCGATGGTTTGTATTTAATAAGACGAGTTAACATCTCTGATATTATAGACGGAACATTAGAATATGAGGTAGAACTTCTCAGCGGAGAAAACGTTGGTGGATGGGTTAACTTCTTTAAGAAATTGAAACGTGACGGTAGAAAATTTGTAATCAGAGAAAATGAAGTTTTAATTAAATTATTGACTATATTAGATACTGTAACGGTAACAGAAAGTTTAGACGTGTCAGACGCTGCTCCTGAGACTAGAATTGGATTTGGCGAAATCGGCTTTATGGAGGTGGGTTAATGATAATTGATCAAATGTTAAACTGCAATTGTAATGTTCAAATAGATATAGAAAATTTAGAAACCAAAAAAGTTGACACGATACACAAACATAATTTGGTAGTGACCAGCGGAAAAAATCTGATTCGGGATTTACTAGGAATAGTCGCAGGAGTGACAGGACTAAATTATTTTGCGATAGGAACAGACAACACGGCAGTAGTGGTCGGTGATACAACTTTGGGTACTGAAGTATTTAGAGATGTGTTTACAAGCAAGACGTATGCGGCGGGTCAAATAATAATAAAATATTTTTTAGCCAGCGGAAGCGCAAATGGAAACACGTTGACTGAGGCAGGATTATTTGGTGATGACGCTACAGGAGCGGCGGACAGTGGAACATTATTTGCAAGAGTAGTGCACTCAGGAGTTGCTAAAACATCAAGCATAGCAATAACATATACATGGACAATAACAATTAGTTAAAAAGGAGGGGTTAGATGGCAACGAACGGATATAATAGATCTGATTTGACAACGGGAGATGTGTTGACAGAAGTTAAAATAGACAACATCGATAACGGAGTATTTAATGCATATTTTCAATCTGAAGCGACAACACTGCTCGACGGAGTTACATTAACTCTAACATATACAGCAGGAGATTTAACAGAAGTCTTAGAAAAAACTTCGGGTGCTGTAAATATAAGACGAAGTACTTTGACATACAGTGCTGGTAATCTTAGTACAGTTAACGTAAAAATATATGAGACCGATGGGTCAACAGTAGACACAGAATATACAGATACTTTAACATACACAGGTAGTGACCTAACGTCAGTATCAAGGAGCGTGAGTTAATTGGGAGCAGTTGAATTAGGATTTTTAGGAGCAATAAAAAGTAAATTGGCAAAAAGATACACAGCCTCTGGCAGTACAATAAATGCTACAGATTTAGTTAAAATAATAAACACTACAACTGTTACAAAAGATGATTTAGTAGAACTTATAGGTCCAGACGATTTTGAAGAAGCGGGTGTTGCATATGTTAGTGCTTGTTTGATAGACACAGATAAAATAGCAGTAGCATATAGAGATGAAGGAAATTCAAATTACGGAACATGCGTAATCGGAACAACGGACGGAACTTCTTTTACTTGGGGAACACCTGTAGTTTTTGAAAGCGCTAGTACAAATTGGATAGCAATATGTAAAACAGACACAAATAAAATAGCAATAGCTTATGAAGATGCTGATAATTCAAGCTATGGTACGTGTATTGTAGCAACAATTTCAGGAACAGTACCAACTTTCGGAACAGCAGTTGTTTTTGAAAGTGCTAGTACTATTGTATATGGTATAATCGCAAGCGACACAGATAAAATAGCAATATCTTATAGAGATAATGGTAATTCAAATTATGGTACATGTATTGTAGCAACAATTTCTGGAACAGTACCTTCATTCGGAACCGCTGTTGTTTTTGAAAGTGCTACTACAAGTAATTCAAGAGTCTGTAAAACAGACACAGATAAAATAGCAATAGCTTATACTGATTCTGGTAATTCAAATTATGGTACATGTATTGTAGCAACAATCTCAGGAACAGTACCAACGTTTGGTACAGCCGTTGTTTTTGAGAGTGCTAGTTCAGATTCATGCTCTATTACAGATATAGATACAGATAAAATAGCAATAGCTTATAGAGATAATGGTAATTCAGGCTACGGAACATGTATAATAGCAACAATCTCAGGAACAGTACCAACGTTTGGTACAGCCGTTGTTTTTGAGAGTGCTAACGCTAGTTATAACTCAATAGGAACTATTACTACAAGTTTGATAGCTATTAGTTTTTACGATGGAAATAATACTGACGTTGAACTAATTACAGCAACAATTTCAGGAACAGTACCAACGTTTGGTACAGTTGTAAACGCAGACGACGGGGGAGGGTTATACACCTCGCTTGTTGTATTAGACACTAGCAATGTCGTAATAGCATATGAATCTTTTGCTCCTAGCAATTATGGTACAGCAGTACAATATAATATTTTGAGCGAAGATGATCTTAACGGAGTTGCAATATCAGAAGAGAGCGCTACTAGTAGATATATAGCAGTACAACCACTT